CTGCAGGCTCTCCCACTTCTTTATGTACTGCTCCCTATTTTCAACCACCGCATTAAATGAGTTTATAAAAGTTTAAACGACGTACTTGCCGTTGCACCGCCATACCACCCTGCGCAGCCTTTCATCCGTGGAGTTCCATACCTTCCTGCCAAAGATTGTACCACAGTGGCAACATATCACTCTGCCTGCAAAAGGGTTATTTACGTTGGCATATTCTAGCTTCTGCATACCATGTTTGGCTGCATATTCTCTCCTGCGCGCTAATTCCAGCTGAACAGCTTACCTTGGCAACTTCAAGGATTACGACAGCCTGGTAGCGGCCATTGAAAGCTACATATATTTCTACAACTTCGATCGCCGGCAAAAGAAGCTGAACAAACCGCCTCCGATGACTTACCGCCAGTTGCTCGAAACTGCTGCATAAAAAGATGGACCCCGTCATTGACGGAGCCCAGCGAAAACGGTTTCATTTTTTCATCTGTCTACTTGACAGGGAGCGGTTCAGATTATACCTTCTTTTTACGTTTAGAGGACTTTTTCAGTGGTATCGAATCGTCCCCTATCTCCACTACGGTCTTCAACCTTGATAACTTCTGCTCCATAATCTGCTAATAACTGGGTACAAAAAGGACCAGGCAGAATCATCGACAAATCCAATATTTTAATACCCTCTAAAGGTAAACCCACAAAATCCCCTCCCTAGATCCTAACATAGTACCCGAGTCAATTCTTTAGTTACTCTTTTATGATGCAGGCAACCGAAGCCAAAAAATCTTATCCCTTGAGCCGACAAGGCTTGCTCGACAATAGCTTCAGTATAATATTTTTCTGTGGCCAGCTTAATCTCTAAGCAGTTCGTATCAGCAGTAGTCAGGATATCTGATGAAACTCCGCAGACATGGATAACGCCGCTAAATGGTAAATCGGATATTTTCTTAAAGAAAGGCAATGTTAATTCTTCGGCAATTTGCTGCCCATTTTTGCTGTCTAGTAACTCCAGACTGGTGATGGGATCACTATAGGAAATAACTTTCGCCCCAGCATCCATCGCTAAAGTAATATATTCCAGCAGACTTTTTTCGTAGCTTGCTAAAAATTCCAGCAGTACTTTTTGCCTTCTCCGCCATGCGGCAAAAACTTTTTCGATCGGCAGCAATATTTCCAGTAATGAGAAAAGGCCGGTAATGTTTAAACAGGGAGTATAATCTGCTTCAGCGGTTAAAGTGATGGCTTTGATAATTTCCGCTAATCTGCCCCTAGTAAAATCTAGGGGGAGCAATGCAGATAGTTCGTCAATGGAACTGAGATACTTGTCTTTGGTCCTTAATCCAAAAATGTCATTATAACCGATAAGCTCTGCACCATAAGCTTCTGCTTCTGCAACATAATCAAAGGGCAGCATGACCAAAGAGCGTCGTTCATGATTATTACGGCACCATTTCGATATAGACAACACATAATCTAACCCGCCAATAACCATAATATAAAAAAGTCAATGGCTTAGGAGGCTGGATTAGTTGAAAAAAATAAAAGACCGTATTTTACTAGGTGCAATTAGCGGTATACTTGCATCTGTGCCTATACAAATTTTCGATCCCTTAATACATGAGCGAGGCATAACAGATGTGCCTTACAGTTATTCTGCTTCGAAAATCTTTTTAGTCAAGAATAAAACTAAAACTCCTGCCTCGAAAGCTCTCTCTTTTTTAATAAATTCTACCGCCTCTGGCCTAGTTGGAACTGCACTTGCCTATACCCTTTCTCTAACGGGTAAAGATAAAGCCGTCATAAAAGGGATCGGAGTAGGCGCTTTGATGTGGATCGGAACAGCTGGGTTGCTTGCTAACATCGGGTTAAACGTTCGGAGCAAAAGGCCCATAACACCACTTTTAAGTTTCGCTGAACATGCCACATTCGGTGCCATATGCAGTTCCATCATCACGAAAATTGGTGATGATAGCTTATTCCCTGGTCAAGATGCGGCAAAACAGTCACAAATATCAGTAATCCACACAGACCGGAAAAGAGTTGGGTAAGCATAAATACCTAGTACATGGTTGTAAATAGGTAATAAATTTGCTGGACCTTTTAAGGAACTCCCCAATCCACGGCGCCCATCATCGGTATGTTTTCTCCTTTAGTTACCGCATAGCCAGCTGGCTAACTAAAGTATAAAAGGCGGGTGAAAACTTAACCTCCCCGCCCTGTAGGCTCCACAAATCAGTTACACCCATGACGATCACACCGACCGCCAGGTCATCAGCCATAGTCTCGTCGGTTAGTCCTGCGTTTCGCAGGAATGACTTGACCGCCAGCAGCTTTTGAGTCAGCACCGGGTCAAAGGCAGTGCTTGCAACCTGGATGTTTAGCCCCTCTTTACACTCGATTAACAGCTCGGCGTCTGTCATTAGATCACCTCAAATTTTAGCTAAGCCTTCTTGATCAGCAGCGCTCCATTTTTATCAGATAGTTTGCCGTCAGCAATCATGGTGGATTTACTGATCCATTCGTCGGTGTCTGCGTTAAAATAGCGCTTAAAGGTCATCTGCATATTCGTGTTAACGGTATAGGTGCTAAGCTTACAGACAATACCAATGACGTCACCAGAAACTGCATCATCGATTGAAGACAAGTAATCTTCAACAGGAATTACTTCCTTACCAAGGAACCGCTCTGTCTGTATGCCATCTATTCCATAGGTGGTCCGGGCTACCGGTTGTCTGTTAGCGTCAACCATGCCTACAATATACTTGTTCCAGTCGGCGTCGTTCATGATGATTACAGCACCATTGCGGTAGCTGCGCGGCAGCTTGGCCAGAAGCGTAGTCTAGGTGTTGTATTCACCCAGTTCTACAGCAGTGGCCGTTACAACTTGTGCCGCTGGAATACCGGTATCCTTGGCAATCCCAAGGGGCTGGCCGTTACCAGTGCCAGAAATAATAGCTTGTTCTAGTGCTACAATCATAGCTTCGTAGATGTTATCGGCAATCGTGGCTTCAAATATCGGTAAAGCGACTGTGTTCGCTATCAGTTCTACGGCAACCCGACACTGGAGTTTGTGATAAGAGAAGGTAATACTGCCGGTGGTCTTTTTCTGCTTGTCTGATACGGTACCGGGTGTAGTCCAAGTAGCTACCGGTTTTAGCGCAGAGGTAGGCTGCTCCACACCACCCTGAATGCTGGTCTTATTTATCTTGGACCAGATCGTCCCGTAGTCTTTCATCTTCTCGATAATGCTGTCCAGGATGGTGGTCGGAATTACGGCTCCGATATCACCAGTGCCGGTAGTTGCATCAGCCCGGAATTCGATTGTCTCTGACTTTATGCCCCTCTGCACGTAGTCCATAAAGACAGACCGGTACTCCGGAGCTGCATATTTATCTATAGCACGAGGTTCAATCTGCTGGCTTTCACCGGCTACATACGTGCCGATTATTCTAGCCGCACCGACTGGTGCGCTGCGTTGTTCGCCGTTGCTCTCTGTGCCAGGCTGTGGCTCACCTCTAAATTCACCTTCGGGTTCTGGTGATACGTTTGTTACGGCACCCCTTAGCGCTAGAAGCTGGGCATCGACCATTTTACCTTCGGCTGCAAAAGCGTCTACCTCTTCAGTTGTGTTGGCGTTGCGGATTGCTTCCGGTAGTGCGGCTCGTCTTGCTTCAAAGTCCTGAATCATTTCATGAATGGTCATTATAGCGTACCTCCTGAATTTAGTTCTCTTATGGCTGCTTCCTGATGTTTGCGAAGTGCTAGTTCCTTAAAGCTGTCCAGCTTTGACCGAGCATTATCCAATGCCGCCTTATCCGCACTATCCAGTGCTTCGTCACGGGCTATTATGTTGGTCTCCTCGTATTGAGGGGACCATAAAGCTGAAATTTCATGGATCTTCTTGAACTTGGTTATCTCTCTGGTTGGTAAATTGGTATCTAGGTTAAGCCAGTTTTCATCTCTTACCGTAAAGGCAAAGCTCATCCCGGTTACGTCTTGTCTCTTTACTGCTGAATATAGAGCTTTGGCCTCGGGGTTGTTTTTCTTGTACCTCATAATACCTGTTTAGCTTGTCTGGCTTTTCCTGAGTCATTAACTTCTTAATCCCCCCTTAATGCATATAAAAAAACACCCCGTATCGGGATGCTCTTCAATCGCCTGCTGCTTTTGCTTCTGGAGCGCCGGCCTTATTCATTTGATACTTATTGATCAGTGCTTTATCTACATAGTTTAAGCTCTGTGTTATACGTTCACCGCCTACTATGGGCGGGTAACCGAGCAGCGCTAACTTCTGATTGTCCAATAATAAACCCTGTTCACCGGCGGTCTTTAAAAGCTCGAGCTTGGATTGCGTCGAGAGGTACATCAAGTCTCGTTGGTAGAAAATTATTTCATTCCCGACGTCGAGTTCGCGCTGGGTAAATAGCGTCTTGGAAAACGCCTGGCCCAGACTGATCAGGATGGGCTCTAATTTTTTTTCATACCATGCCTGATACTGCTCGTCGGTAAAGTCGCCTCTTAAGATGCAGAAGGGCACACCGATATATTTGAGGATTTTATTTTCTAGGAATCCTATCGTGTCTTTATCAATAAGCTTGGGGTCCGAGGTAAGCGGAGTATAGTCGCCCTTTAGGTCCATGGGCAAGATACCTGTTGTACCGCTTGCCATCTTAGCCTCGAACTTATCACGCTCGGCTTGTTGCTTTTCGTCATCAAGCATGGTGCTTATTTTCAATATGCCACGGACGGATAAACTCGTCTTGATCGCCTTGCCGATACCTTGCAGCACCGTGTCATTTATGGCACGGACTTTAAGCAGTGCTGCGTTATCCGGCTGCCCGTTCCTGCCGCCGCCCATGATTGAGTTGACACTAAACTTCTTGCGTAGATGGATCACATCCGAGTAAGCGAGGGTGAATTTATCGCCACTACCGAACTGCAGATCGACGAATAGTTTTCCGGCTGAGTCCTGAACAAAGTCGACTTGTCTGGGGTCCAATGGATAGAAGGCGGTGTAGTTTAGATACTGGTTGCCCCGGGTATCAGTTAAGGTTTCATAAACCGGATAAATAAAGGCGTTGCAGTTCATTTCCAGCAGCCAGATGATTTTCTCTAGAAAGTCCTTGGTAGTCATGAGTTCATTGGGGGCAAAATTAAACAGCCTGTTTATGCTGCTATTCACGGTTGTCTGCATGCCGTTTTTGTCTGTGCGGATGTGGCGCGGCATTAGCTTAGAACATTCATTGCGATTACGTCGATGCAGTTCTGGACTACGTCTGAAGCGTAGATGTTTTGCCCGAACTGACTGAAGAGCGGGCTCAGGCCATCGAGAAATTTGGCGTACTGCATTTGCTTGCGCTCTCTGCCAGTGAAGACGCTCTTGATCCGTGCGAGTAGGGCCACTAGTTCACCACCTTTTGTTGAATTAAACCGTCCTTTGCACCAGCTCCAGGAATTCGGACCTGTGGTCAATGTAAATTCGGTAGGCTATGATCATGGTTACAGCTCCGTCTATCTTTCTGTCCTCTTTGCCCTGGATCTTGATGGGCATGATCTCCAGCTTGGTGTTCATATTTAGTGCTGTGTTTTCCAGGCAATACTTATCAATTGGATTGTTGTTATATATGAGCAACTTGCTCTGCAGATCCTTTTCAACTAGTCTCATCGGCTCCGACATGCTGCCCCAGTTTTGATCGACTCTTTTACAGTCAAAGCCGTATTCCTCTTCCATTTCCTTTACCCAGTAGACGGCCGACCACTTGTCGTAGCCGGTTAGGTAGGTTTTGATCCCGTACTCTTTGTATAACTTTACAAACCAGGCAGCAACCAGTCTGAAATCGTTTTCGTTGCCCGGGGAAACGGTGATATATCCTTCTCTTATCCAGGCCGTGAATTTGGGCCGGTCCTCTTTGGGCAGGTTTTCTAGCTTTGATTCCGGTATGAAATATTGCTGGTATAAATACTTTTTGTCGTCGCCGAGCTTCATTAGCATTACCCTGGCGCTGGCCAGGTCACCGGTTCTTGAAAGGTCGACGGCTCCAATGGCAAAGCAGTTCCTGAATTCTTCTATGCTAAACGTATCGTCGCTGGCTATTGCCTCGGCGGTTAGCCAGGCTGCCGCGTTATTTTGCTTTATGTTAAAGTCCTTGGCCAGCACAAATACCCTGGTGGCTTGGCTGGTTTTAGCTTCCTATACCATGCCGCGCAGGAAGGACCATTTCTTTATTACGCCCAGGCCCGGGTTGCTCTTAACCCAGGGTGCGTTCGTCCTGCCAGACCTCAGCTTCGTTGTCCTGGGTGAAAAGCCAGATCAGCCAACGGGGGCGCTCCAGTTCGCCGGCCAATACCTGCCTTGCTTCCTTCAGCCGGCCGTCCAGATAACCGTCATTTATGAAGCCGTCAGTGGTTAACTCAAAATATAGCGGCTCATCTTGAGTGGCTAGCGCCTGGCGGATCGGCATAATCGAGGTGTTATCCTTGAGCTCATGCACTTCGTCTGCGGCTGCGACACCGATATTCCGGCCTTCTTTGGCCCCGGTCTTGGCAGATATTTTGCGGATATTACCCTTGTTCCGGTATGAAAATTTGCCTTGCTGCTTTGGTTTCTTTGGGTTGCCGAAGAAGATGCCCTTAATATTCTTACGGGTGACTCTCTCCAGTGACGGCGATTCTTCGCGCATAGCGTTGATGGCTTGAAACATTAAGTCTGCTTGCTCGTAATCGTTGCTGGAGCATAATATTTTTAAGCATACTGAGCCACAAAAAAATTCAGCCAGGCAGATGGCTGAAACGAGTGGTGTATTGTGTGTTACTGTCAGACGCTTTCCGGCTAAATACAGACATTTTGGCGAGTCCACTCCTATGCATTTAGTTGGTACACTTTCAATTTCCTTAATGTTGATTATGCTTTTATTTTTCATGCGCTTTGCTAGAGATTCTTTTAGCCGTGCATGTTTACGCTTTAGCTTAAAGCATGATTGCTGCTTATCTACAAAAAAGAATACAGAGTATTCTTTGAATTTTTTACCGTTACAGGTAACTATTTTTTCTTTTATGCTGTGCTTAATACCTAGTGAAGAAACTAATTCACTAAACTGCATAATAAAAGCGCGACCCTTCTGTGAAAAATTCACATTGTCCGCGCTTATCTACATAACCGTCTGTATCCATTAAGCCCCGCAGCAACTCCATGCGTTGCTCAATGGAGGCTTTCAAATATTCTTCCGGTATATGTTTATTTTTTATTAAGTTAAGTTCTCGCAAGGAATCAAAAAAACTATTCTTTATACATCTGGCAGTTACTCCTACGGCTATATTGCCGGCTCGATTTTTATTTATATGGCGCCTTGTTGGATAACCGTGTTTTTCTATGAGCATTTGCATCTCAGCTATATCTTCATCGCCAAAGGTTATTCTTGTATCATTTGACGAGCCATTGCCCAACCATAAACCTAATATATATGCAGCCTTATATCTTGTGTGGCCAGCCACAATTACATTGTTTTTATCTATAACGATCGGCACCTTAAAACCGAACTGTTTAATTGACTCGGCAACGGCAGCGACCGCTTGATCGTTTTTCCTGGGGTTGTTTTTATATGGCTTAATGTCTTTTACTGTACCTTATACACA